AGCAATCCTGCGAATCAAGACAACGAAAACTATGCCAAGTTGCTTGCTTATTGTATTAAGCATAATCATTGGTCTGTGTTTGAGCAGTCTTTTATGACTCTTGAGATTGAGACCAATCGTGGTATCGCAGCACAAGTGCTTCGTCATAGGAGCTTCACATTTCAGGAATTTTCGCAACGTTATGCAGATACTAATCTAATCACCGAAAATATTCCGATTCCTGATCTTCGTAAGCAAGACACCAAGAATCGCCAAAATTCTACAGATGATTTGGGTGATTATGTAAAACTCAAATTCCAGACAGAAATTGCCGAACTGTTTACGCACTCTAATAACCTCTACAAGCGAATGTTGGAGGCAGGCGTAGCAAAAGAGTGTGCAAGGTTTATATTGCCCTTAGCGACGCCCACACGCATCTATATGACGGGCTCGTGCAGGTCTTGGATACATTATATCAATCTTCGTTCTGCAAACGGAACTCAAAAAGAACATATGGACATTGCACTTGCTTGCAAAGAAGTTTTTAAAGAGCAATTTCCTTCAGTGTCAGAGGCACTGGAATGGGTCTAAATATTTTTGTGTTGAAATTATAACTGATGCCTACATATCGATTTGAAAATACAGAAACTGGGGAAATCTTTGAGAAATGGATGCTAATGGCAGAAAAAGAACCATATCTCAAAGAAAATCCCCATCTCAAACCCCTCATTCCAACTCAAATGAATGTTGGTGAAGTGGGTGATTGGAGGAATAAATTAACCTCCAAACATCCCTCATGGAATACTGTCCTAGAAAAAGCAAGCAAAGCACCAGGTTCAACTGTAAAGAAACTCTAAAATGGCAAGAAGAAAGAGAAGTAATTCGGACCAACCAATCGGAGTTGGTCTTACAGCAAAGCAGGCAAAAAGAAAGAAACCATTAAGTTCAGAGTATTTGGTTGATATAGAACCTCTTACAGACAATCAAAAGCGTCTGTTTGATTCCTATGCAGATGGAAAGCACATTGTTGCTTATGGTTGTGCCGGAACTGGTAAGACGTTCATTACACTTTACAATGCTCTTGTAGATGTTCTTGATGAAAGAACTCCCTATGAGAAAATTTATCTTGTTAGGTCACTGGTCGCTACAAGAGAGATTGGATTCTTGCCTGGTAGTCACGATGATAAGGCAGATATTTACCAGATTCCTTATAAGAATATGGTGAAGTATATGTTCCAAATGCCTTCTGATGCTGACTTTGAAATGCTCTATGGAAATCTAAAGTCACAGGAAACAGTTAAGTTTTGGAGCACCTCATTCTTAAGAGGCACAACTCTTGATAATGCAATCATCATTGTGGATGAATTCCAAAACCTTTCATTTCACGAATTGGATTCTATCATTACTCGTGTGGGTGAAAATACCAAGATTTGTTTCTGCGGCGATGCTTCTCAATCAGATTTGCAGAAAACAAACGAGCGTAATGGTATTGTAGACTTTATGAATGTGTTGCGTAAAATGCATTCTTTTGATATAATTGAATTTGGTGTAGAAGACATTGTTCGTTCTGGACTTGTTAAAGAATACATTATCGCTAAATTGGATGCTGGTTTTTAATGTTTAATCATATTGATATTGAACTCCCAAAGTTAGAGCGTGAGACAATAGATGGTGTTAGGTATTATAAAGTGCCTGATGATGAAGAACTTCTTAAACTAGTTTCAATCACTTCTGTTACGAGTCATTTCAATCGTGAAATATTTGTCAAGTGGCGTAAAAAGGTTGGTGAAGAAGAGGCGCAGAAGATTACTAAAGCGGCTACTTCTAGAGGCACGGATATGCATTCTCTCGTTGAGAATTATCTTTACAATCAGGATCTCCCGCCTGTTCCGCCGCTTCCGGATTTTCTTTTTAAGATTGCGAAAACGGAACTTAATCGTATAAATAATATCTATGCTCTTGAAGGATCCCTATATAGTAAGCAACTGGGAATTGCAGGGACTGTTGATTGTATCGCAGAGCACAATGGTGAATTAGCAATAATTGACTTTAAGACTTCTAAAAAACCCAAACCACGGGAATGGATAGATCACTATTTCGTTCAGTGTATGGCGTATGGAGCGATGTTCTATGAACTCACAGGCATCCCCATCAAAAAACTTGTAATCATTATGAAGAAAGAGACAAATCAAAGTATCTCAAATTACTTACCCAATATATTAGAACATTTGTTAGAGACAAACTCGCAGAATATGGAACCAAATAAAGAACTAGAACAGGTCATAGAAAATAAGTTTCTGACTCCTTCAAAGTTTGCTCTAGAAATAGAGAAAATTGTAATTGAAGAAAATTTCAATTATATTGATGCAATTTGTCATTTTTGTGAGATTAACAATCTTGAGGTTGAGTCAGTCACAAAACTTATTTCAAAACCTCTAAAAGAGAAGTTGAAATATGATGCGATTAGTCTAAACTTTATGAAACGTACATCAAGAGCAAAACTGCCTTTATGATTGTGACGCCTTTTGAAGTCTATCAAAATTATTTAAGTCTCAAATCACACTTTACAAATCCCAAATACGACTACTTCAAATACAATAAAAAAGTTAGAGCAACTCTAACTTCCTTTAATCGTCGCAAAGATAAGTATTTCTTCGAACGCACTTCGCGCAAACTATCTGACAAAGAAGTCGTAGATTTTTTAGTATCAAACTTTGTAGCATCAGACAACCCGAGTAATTTATGGATTGGTTCTTTAATAAATGGCGGAGAGCAAGTTTATACAGAATGGATGCGACGACAGCAGAGTTTAAGTTACTTGTTCAAGGAACAAAGCAACGAATTGTTCTCGCAGACAAAATTAGAGGATGCCTTGAATTGCTCCAAAGGACATCCACCAATTCTAAAAAGTTTTTTAAGCGGTAAAATTTGCTTGGAAACTTTGGTAATCTATGATAAAATATTTGGGTTTAGTAAAAAGTTTGATAAGAAATTATTAGACCCAGTGTGGGAAACCGTCAGTTTAAAGATTGTAAAGTATGCCCCCTTTCTAAATACAGACATATTCCAGTATAAAAGAATTTTACGGGAAATCATCGATGAGTAAATTTTTTGATTCTGATATTATTCAGGAAGAACTGAAAGAAATCAATCAGTTACAAGAGAGTATTTACGGAAGTATTCTTTCTTTTGGTATGATGGATCGTGAAACGAAACTGGAACATATTGAAAAACTTGAAATGTTACTTGAAAAACAACGAGTAATGTATACAAGACTATCTCTTTCTGATGACCCACAAGCGGTTATAATGAAAGATAATCTTCGTAAATCAGTTGCTCTGATGGGATTCCCACCAGAGACTGATATGGGAGTGCTGTTTAGTAGTATGACCAAAACCATAGAATCTCTCAAGCAATACATTGACGGTTGAGAGCATTTTTGCTATAATATCCAAGGAATCCAATTCATCCCATTTATCCAACGTATCTAAAATGAGTTTCGCAAATCTTAAAAAACAATCCAAACTTGGTTCTCTCACCGAAAAACTGGTGAAGCAAGTTGAAAAAATGAACAACTCCGAAAGTTCTAGTGACGATCGCTTTTGGAAGTTGAGTGTTGATAAAGGCAATAATGGTTATGCAGTCATTCGTTTTCTTCCTGCTCCTGATGGAGAAGACCTGCCGTTTGTCAAGGTTTATAGTCACGCATTTCAAGGACCTGGTGGTTGGTTGATTGACCAGTGCCTTACTACAGTAAATCAAAAGTGTCCAGTGTGCGAATACAACTCCGGACTCTGGAACAATGGCACTGATGCTGGTAAAGAAGTTGCTCGTAAGCAGAAGCGTAAACTGACTTATGTGAGTAATGTTTATGTTGTCAAAGACCCTGCGAATCCTGAAAACGAAGGTAAGGTCTTCCTCTTTAAGTATGGTAAGAAAATCTTTGATAAGATTATGGAAGCAATGCAACCTGAATATGAGGACGAAACTCCGATTAACGCATTTGACTTCTGGCAAGGTGCAAACTTCAAACTGAAGGCAAAGAGTGTTGCTGGTTATCGTAACTATGATTCCAGTGAGTTTGCGACTCCTGGTGCTCTTCTGGACGATGATGAT